TGTTTAGTTCAAGAGTCAAGTTGACACGCAACAGAGAATCGTATAAGAACGGTAGTATGATAGCCTTTGGCTGGTATGTATTTCAGCATGGCTATACAGGTGAACCAACTATAGGATGGATTTAAATGGTATTTGAACAAATTATTGCAAATCTGATTGCAGATTTAATCATGTTTTATTGTGCATATTACCTGGGGTTTGATTCAGGAAAACGTGGAAAAAAATATTCACCCATATTTTGGTTATGTGTAGTATTTATTTCTATTGGAAATATTTTTATTGGTCCATTGTTAATTAAATAAGGATAATATTATTATGAATTTACTACCTATTGTAGATGATACTACACACGATTCTCTTTTTGTGCTGCGCCCATGGGATGGGGAAAAATACAAAAAAAAACCAGCATGGATTTACTTTATTTAAACAACAGGTATTCAATAAAATTGAATATTCTTACGATATTGAAGAAGTGGAAGAAATCTACTTACGTCGATACAATACAGAATATTGTGTTTCAAATGAAACAGATGAACTTCTTCGTAAAATAGATTATTGTAGATTTAAAATTTCTACACTTACACGTAGACGACACGCCAATAAATGTGTAGTATCTAGCAATATTTTCTATGAATTAGTAAATTATTATAAAAATAATCAGTTGATTTTTGGTTATGAAGGATATAATGATTGGAGTATAAATTTATTTGATGGGCATTTGTACAATAAAAAATTGGAATTTTCTATTATTCAAAAAGATTTTGTAACTGACAATGAAATTTTTTGTATTTTGAATTTTGTATTCCCAAATAAATTAATTATAGATGGGGGCGCATTTGTAAATAAATATGAAAATATGTATGAATTATATTGTTTAGAAGATGATGATAATCATGTGCATTTAAATAATTATATTGTGCGGGGATTACTTTAATAACAATAATCGGATATGGCGGAACTGGTAAACGCACTTGACTGTTAATCAAGCACCGAAAGGTTTGAAGGTTCGACCCCTTCTATCCGAGCCATTTTTAAATATATGAAAGAAATTTTATTATGCCAGATAATAACACTTTAATAGATGATGCGATAGTTGTTGGAAAATTAAATTGGCAAGGCAATCATTTATATCTTGGAAAATATTTTTGTGGTAGTGTCTGGCCATCAGATAGTGGTAAAAATTGGCATTCAGTTACAGTTGGAAATTGCACCATACCATATGATGACGAAAAATCTGCTCGCGATGGGTTGGTTAAACAAATCAAAGATAGTATTACAGATAATGCACCTATTACCTCACAGAAAATATGTACATTAGTTAAATTTGCCCAATTTGCACTTCCTATGTTAACAAATGCTTCATGTGAAATGAATTTATCCGATTCAATTAAAATTGATCTGGCAATTGGCGAGTTTTTAATTGATATTAGTGCTAATGTAGATATACCAATCTATAAAGCGATTGAATTGTTGGAAGATATTCGGTGGGAATTGGAATGAACGAGTTATTACCATTTGATATTAATATTCGACAATTTTATAAAGTAACACAATGCCGGGCACCACATTCTCCACGAAGAGAAACATGGGAATGGCTACCAAACATTAAACAATGGCACAACAATACAAAAGGCGCGCATATATCCCCCGGTGCCGCATGGGAATGGGGCTGGCGTATAGTTGATGTAGCCGATCCACCACCAGAGACTAATCGAAAATATTATATTACAGCAATAGATGCCGGCCGCACTGCCTTTTTGGCTGGTCCATATTCTACTCATAAAGATGCATTATCTAAAGTAGATAAAGTGCGTAAAAAGACAGAAGAATTTCATCCATTTGCAGTATTTTGGGCATTTGGAACAATTTCTTTGGAAGGAAAAGCACAAAAAACTTGGCTTGGTTCAATTTAATTTATAAAGGAAATTTTATTATGGTCAAATATAACAAACGAATGTTTGACAAACAAGAATTACAAGAAGTATTATATGGAGATTCTGATGTATTAAAACTTATCTCGAATAAGTATATCGAATCAACTCGATGGTCAAAGATTAATTCATTAATCTTTGAATTTGAAGGTAGATTATATTCTGTTACTTACAGTTATGGTGCAACCGAACAACAAGAAGAAATGCCTTTTCAATATGAAGATGACTTTGTGGAATGTGTTGAAGTTGAAGCAGTTGAAAAAATTATTGTAGATTACAGATATAAAGAATATCCCGATGATGAAACAAAATAATATTAGAAAAAAATATGATAAAATTACCAGTAAAATAAGTTCTTTGACGCAACAATTATGCGAGTTGCGGGAAGAATGTCCACACGAAAATATAACTTACAAATATTTTGGTTCAAATGGAAATTATGATACATCTGCAAATTCTTATGGTATAGATTGGCATTGTCAAGATTGTGATAAAAGATTCACAACTTTACAAGATATAAACGAATTACGAAAATATCCCAACGCAAGGAAAATTGACACATAGTATAAATAAATTCAAAAAAGGATTTATTTATAGATGAAAAATTTCAATGAATTTGTAAAGACAGTTATAATGGAATCTTTGCACCCTGAATTACGAAATATAATTCAGCAAAAAGATACACATAAAAATAAAAAAAATTTAATAGTAAAAAAGATAAAAGAATTATCTGAGAGAGGGGAACCTACGGGCGTTGAAGGAAATATGCCTGTAGGTTCCTCGCGTGCATACATTAAACATTCCGATCCAACTCCGATAAAAATAGATGGGCAGGATCATTTCATACATTTCGGAACAAAAATTGCAATAACTTCTAAATTAGATAGATATCATGATAAACATGAATACGATGGAATGTCTCTCGGGCAAATGCAAAATTATCATGAAAATAATGACTATTATGTTCAAAGAAGATTTCGCGTTCTAGTACCAAAAGAAGGAGAAAAAAATTCCTTCATAACAAATCATGAGCATGGTATTTTTCCTCCTTTATTAGAACATGACACACAACACCATAATTGGTCGGATGTCGGTCATGTGGATGATATTTCAAAAAAACAATTCAGGAATTTAACAAAAACACCCGAATTTCCTGATGGAATTAAACATGAAGAATTTGTGGATGCACTGATCAGAGATCATAATTTGGCTAATGGTAAACATTGGTTCAGAACTAAGGAAGAAGAGTCGCGATTGAATAAGGTTTCAGAACATCCTTTGTTTCAAAAATTTGTTCAATATCATAGAGAAACTGGTAATAATCCTTATGATTACCAACAAATCAAAAATATGGGCATTTGGACACACCCAAATGGAAAACAATTCATAGTTGCACGGGATCATGGATTCGCAAATGAAGTTGCAGAAGCTTATCGTAATGCTAATATAAAGAAAAGAAAAAATACACAAGGGTATTTTGGGTAATAAATACACCATCTTTAATTTAATTACTAGGAGTATCTTTATATGGTTGTTCCGGAAGGAGGCAAGCATCTTTTAATTGATTTTTGGGGATGCTCCGAAAATACTTTAAATAATATATCTGAAATAGAAAGCATATTGAGAAAGGCGGCGGAAATATGTGGCGCCACAGTTCTTTTCAGTCACATGCACCATTTCGGTGTTGACTTCGGCGTTACTGGTGTGGTATTACTGGCAGAGAGTCATGTCAGTATTCACACATGGCAAGAAACTGGTTATTGCGCTATTGATGCTTTTATGTGTGGTTCATGTAATCCAAATAATATATTGCCAGCATTGATAGACTATTTCAAACCGACAAAATGTAAAATCAAATTTGAAGTAAGAGGTAATTATAATGAGTAAATTTTGGGGCCAGCATCTTATTGTTGATGCAAGCGGAGCCGATTTTAATATGATAACAGATAGAGAAAATCATGCACTATTTTTGAAACAATTAGTTAAAGATATTGACATGGTTGCGTATGGTGAACCACTCATTGAACATTTTGCCACACATGATCCTGATAAAGCAGGATATTCTATTGTTCAACTCATTGAAACATCAAATATTACTGCACATTTCGTGGATAAAGATGGTAGTGTGTATCTTGATGTATTTTCCTGTAAACCATTTAACATCAATTTAGTAATAGATTGCATGATTCAATATTATGGAATTCAGGATTGGAGTATAATAAATCTTGGTAGATCGGCAAATAGATTACTACCACGAAATATTTCTATTGGAAAAGAGTAATTTGTGAAAGTATACACATGACTAATTCAAAACACCCACAAGTATCTATTAATAATATTATTGAATGTGAAGCATGGGCAATCTACACAAATTCCGACTTGGTAGAGGGTAGAGGTGTTGAATATATTAAGCATTATTGTTTGTTAAAAGAAACAGCAAAGAGATTAGCTAAAGGAAATTATGTTCAAGGAACAGATTGTCCAATTGAAAAAGTTAAATTAATGTATAATACCAAAACTAATGAATATTATGTTTTCCTGCCAATACAAATTGTTAAACCAGATAAAAAAGAAATGGAAAATTCCAAATTACAAATGTTTGTTAGTTGGTGTAATTTTCGATAAAATAAGTGATTGGTGTTAAAATGAATATTTTCTTTATTTCTGGCGATCCGCATCAAGCCGCTAAGTGGATGGTAGATAAACATGTTGTGAAAATGATTCTAGAATCTGCACAATTATTATCCACTGCACATAGAGTTCTTGACGGGAACAAAATTGAAACAATTAAAAATAATAGAAAGTATACATCATTTAAAATGGAAGATATGTATCTAGACACTATTCTTCTACAAGCAACTCATGTAAATCATCCTAGCGCAATTTGGTGTAGGGAAAGCGGGTATAATTATGACTGGTTATATAATCATTTTGTTTTTCTTATGGTAGAATACACTAGACGCTATGGAAAATATCATTCATACTACAGAAGCGATTTAATGGAATGTCTATCAGTCTGGCCAGAAAAAATTCCACTTGTACCAATGACACAAATTCCATGTGCTATGGATGATCAATATAAGATAAGCGATGATCCTGTCACAAATTACCGCAATTATTACATAACTGGCAAAAAACATATACATAGTTGGAGAAATACTGATCCTCCACCATGGATCGTTTCTTCTTGACAGCGAAGATCAAGATTGCTATATTTTGAAGCGGCGGTCATCCGCCGCTTTTGTTTTTAGGAGAAAACCATTGATAAAATTTGCAGCAATACTGTTGCTGCTTATCTGTTCTTTATCAGCAAATAAGCAGGCGTATGCTTCAGATGTTCAAGTTGTTAAAACATATTATGCTACAACATCTTGGTATAAACACGGAAAAAAGACCGCAAATGGAGATTTGTTTAGACCATACACACATTGCACAATTGCTCACAAGAAATTACCATTTGGAACAAAGTTGCGTTTAACAAATCCACACAACAATAAAATAATAATTAGTCACGTCAATGATCGTGGTCCATACGTCAAAGGAGTTGAATTTGATATTTCATTGAATTGTGCAGTGAAATTGGATATAATTAAAGACGGACGTAAGACAATTAAAGTTGAAGTGTTGAAAGGTTAAATATATGTCATATAATGTTCATGATTCATTAAAGCAGTGTAGTGTGGAAGAACTAAAATCTACTTCCGAATTAGACCGACTGAATTATGCAATTTGTTTGATGAATGTAGAATATGATAATAATATTGGAAACAGTATTCGTTCGGCGCACATTTTCGGTGCAAAGAAAGTAGTGATTTTTGGGAAAAAGAAAGTTGACACGCGCGGAACTGTTGGCGCACATAATTATATTCAATATATTAAACATGTAATTGATGATTTCAGTGATGAAAATTGCGTTCTTGCCGAGTTTCGCAAAATGTGTTTGGAACACAATCTTTACCCATTTTTTATTGAAAAGACATCTACATCTAAAAAATTGAGCGAAATCAGGAAAAAGATTTGTTTGTTGTCCCATCAACAAAATACAGAATTCAAAAACATCATTCCATGCCTAGTTTTTGGAAATGAAAATAAAGGAATTCCAGAATTTTTGATGCAAAAAACTTCAAATGAAATATACCACATTCCGCAATTAGGAGTAATTCGTTCGCTCAATGTTGCATCGGCAGTTGCCGTAGCAACATATGAAATATCTAAATATATTACCTTTACAGATTAAGGAGACACCCCAATGAATGTTCTAATTTACACAATTAAAGATTGCCCATACTGTATTAAAGCTAAACAATTTTTTGAAAGTAAAGGGGTTTCCTTCACTGAGTATAAAATTGGCGTGGATATCACGTCAGAAAAATATCATAGTATTGCACACAGAACTGCACCAGCAATTTTTATTGACGAAAATTTTATCGGCGGATATGATGAATTAATGATGCTTAACACGGTGCAACCAGAAACATTTTCATGATAAATGGCATTAATTAATTACAGACATTTAGATGGCATTGCATATATTGTATTTTATAAAAAGGGGTTTAAAACTCTACGATATATGACATGTACACAAAATTTGAAATACGTGCCACGTGAACATTGGCCACCCGGCCCACCTATTATTTTTCCTGTTCACGTTGCACGTATTTTTGATTTAGATATACAACAGTGGCGATCATTTCTGAAAGCCAATATTGTAAGCATTATTCCAATTAAATAATGTTAGATTTTTGAATTCTGCAATAAATCCACTCATTATAAAAATTTTCAGATTCTAGACAACCTCTTTTGAATTGTTCTTTTGCTTCTAGGTAAGTTGCCTGGGCTTTCGTTTTACAAAGATGTAATATGGTTCGATTGAAATTTTCATGACCATATTTTTCTAAATCCATGGCCAGAGTTTTAGAGCTTCCGTAATATTTTTTCCAATCGCTCTCTTTTCTTACTACCCTTTTTTTCTTGGAATTTTTTCTATTAACTCTGTTGGTAGAAACGAATAATTTTTTACCAATATATTTTCTTCTATTTTTTTTATTGGTGATGATATAAACGAAGGCAACATACTGGTTTATATCATCACTTTCAAATGGTTTTTGTTTATAAAACCACGGATTATTGTATGTTGGCACCATTATTCATCTTCATCGTCTTCATCATCTTCATCCGTATCTATAAATTTAATATACTCATTATTTGAAACATCATCATCATGTAATTCATTACCGCAGACAGGGCAAAAATCAATATCTAAACCCAAATTACCTTCCTCTGTAATTTCAACCGAAAACATAGTCTCACATAATTTACATGAATATTCTTCATTTTCCATATCATTTTCCTTAAAATGTTAATATTGCTTTATTTTGTTTTCTACTTTCAACAGTTGGGTATTGATTCAGTAAATCAATCATCATAAATTCCCACTGTTTTGCTATTTTATCTATATTAAATCTCGTGTCCGTGTAATTTTTAACAAAATTCAAATAATTGTCAATATTTCCCTGTTTAATTTTGTCGATTGTTTGATTTAACACGTTAATAAAAATTTGTGCATGTTTATTTGGATCAGAATCTCCCTGATACATGATGTTTAATCCGCCTGACGTATCGGGAAGCGCACCATAGTTAGGGTGAACGCACAGAAGACCAGCACTCATAGCCTCTATAAGAACCCTACAGGACGTTTCCTCCCATATGCTGGGGTAGGCTAGGATGTGGCAGTTGGCCATCTGTTGCCTCAATACAGAGTAATCCTGATACCCGTAATAAGTGATGCCAGGATGATCTTCACACACTTTGAATAATTGTTCATATTCATTATCCATTTGATCCCATCCGTAAATCTTGAAACTGGAAAATACATGTAAATGTATATCTTTCCTGTTTCGATATAGAGCATCAAAGACGGGCACCAGTATACCCAATCCCCTTTGCGGCGTAGATGCATAAATTAAATGAATGGTGTCTGTGGCTTTATTTTGAATTAGTGGCATTGGAGAAATGCCATTTTCAATTACAATATCTTTTTCACTGTATTTTAAATTTAACACTTTTCTGAAAATATCATATTGCCAATTACTGACATAAACTATTTTGTGAAATTTGCTGTAGAAAATATTATCAGCAATTTTTCTACATTCCGGATCATATGCAGTGTCATGAATTGTCCAAATACGAATTTTGTCATCGTGTAATTCTCTAACTCTGCCATGAATTATTTGAAAATTCTCCATTAAATCCTTTGGTAATCTTTCAAATAAACTTAGGGCAGATAATTCCGTTCCACCCATGGCATTTTTATTAACTTCATTACGAATAATTTGTGAACCAATCAATTCCATTAAATAATTTCCTATAAATTTAGTTTTTTCCCTATAATATCGTCATACTTTTCTATTACGATATCGTTGCATTTTTTAATAAAATTTATACCATCCGGTAATCTGTAATCGTGTTTGTATATAACTCTTTTTATACCGGCTTGATATATAGCCTTACTACAATGAATGCAAGGAGAATGTGTAATAAAAAGAGTTGCGCCCAATGAAGATTCATGTGATTGACATAATTTCATCAAACAATTCATTTCGGCGTGAAGAACTTCTTGTTTTGTAATTAGATTACCATCAATTACTTCTTCACACACATTACTCCATCCCGATACAGTTCCATTATATCCAATAGATAATATTCTATTGTCTTTGACGGCAATACAACCGGCCTTCAAACGAATTGCGGAGGAAAGTTTTGCTGTTTCCTCCGCAATATTCATGTAATATGTTATAAATTTTTCTTTCATTAATATTCCTCTGGTGGTGTAACCTTTGGTTGTGAATTTGTGGATTTAGACGCAACTAAAAGCATTCTATATTTTTCTGTGTGTTCTTGTCCATCACTTTTACTAGTAGGAACATGAGTATTTTCAACTCTATCTAATTTCATCGGCCCTGTAAATTTTTCGCTATCCGGATGAAATGCACGCACTGTAATTCCATCAGTTTTTGATAAATTTTGCCATATCTTAAACCCTCCTGGGGTTTGTGTATGGGCAGTAAACACAACATCATGATCATTTATCAAATGTTCATATAATTTATGAGCGCGAACAGTGGAATTTTCTGTGGTTGATACCATGGTAACATGTAAATTTTTAGGTAAATGTGTAATATTTTCTGTCGTTATTGCACTCATTGTAATATGGGAAGTTCTATCATGTGGGTGCCACGCATAAATTGTGTGTAAATCTGGTTCGTCCGGATGTAGCGTGTGATAGACATGATGGCCAGTTGGAAGAGTAGATATTCTATTGAGAGACATTCCCAATTCTTGTGCATGTTGTTTTGGATCAAATGGTTTTCCTCCATTCATTCCATACCAATTTTTATCATCTTTATTTAAATTAGAATCATCATCCATAACCACCGCTTCATTCCTCATAAAATCTAAAAATGAAGGTAATTTATTTGTCATTTTCTGTTCAATCTTGTGGTAGTTCTGGAAGACGATTCCATTTTGTGCCAGCACCATGAAGGCTCCACATTGTTCCATCATTTGGAAGACGATTCCATTTTGTGCCAGCACCATGAAGGCTCCACATTGTTCCATCATTAGCTATAACACGTGTTATAGACCAAGTATCTCCCTCTGCCATACACAGTTGCATTGGAATGCGTTTCTCCTTTGGTTGTTGTGATAGTTGGTCCATATCATGTTCGCGAACATAATGTAGAAGAGCTTTCATATAATTTGAATGTGGTATATTTACACATCCAGAATGTGCCATATACAATTTCTGCATTCCAAAAATTAAATCATCGTCAGACATTTTACTAACTCCTTAATATTATTAAAATTTACAATTTTCATTGAGTGGCCCACACATCTTTCCAACTTCCTGTCAGGGCACCCTTTGCATAATCGGTGCTTCGATTTTCAAAGAAATTAACATGAGACGGAGCATTAATCAATTCTTCAACCCATGGTAAAGGATTTTTCTTAATTTTAAAAATACCCTTCAATCCAAGAGAAATTAACCGTCTGTCACAAATATAGCGAATATATTCTTTAACTTCATCCGCCGTTAAATCTCTCATTTTACCCATTTTGAATGCCAGATCAATAAAATTGTCTTCCAATTCCACCATATTAGTTGCAATTGTGTAAATCTCTCTTTTCAATTTGTCTTTCCAGATATGACGATTTTCCTCTATAAAAGTGCGGAATAATTTAATCATACTTTCGCAATGAAGAGTTTCGTCAACAACCGACCATGTTATAATTTGTCCCATTCCGTTCATCAATCCATGTCTTTGAAAATTTAACAACATGATAAATGAACTGAATAACTGCATTCCTTCTGTAAATGCAGAGAATGCCGCTATCTGTTGTGTAATAGATTCCTCATCATTTTTAGCTAATGATTGAAAATAATTATGTTTGTCAACCATTTCTTTGTAATTATAGAACTCTTCGTATGTTGATTCAGGCATTCCTATAGTTTCAATAAGATGACTATATGCAGCTATATGAATTGCTTCTCGTGCAGCAAATGAACATAACATCATACGAATTTCCGGTTGTGGAAAATATGGCATATATTTTTCAACATAACCATCTGCAACATCAGTGTCGCTTTGAGTAAAGAATCTAAAAATTTGTGTCAAAAAATATCTTTCTGTATCCGTTAATTTTAAATTCCAATCAGCAACATCACTATCCATTGGAACAACTGTGTGTAACCAATGAGATTGTTCAGAAATTAACCACGCATCAAAAGCCCATTGATAGGTGAATGGTTTAAAATATTCCCTTCTCATGGTCATTTTTATTTTTTTACTGCTACTAATCATTTCAATTTATCCTTCGCACGCAACACAATTATCTGCTTGTTCATTACCAATTTGTTCTGCAATTATCTGCCGTTCTATTTTATTACCAATTTTATCTGCACCCTTAACCTTTTCGCTTCTGCAATAATATAAGGCTTTACAACCAGATTTCCATGCAAGATAATGAGTGTCGTGTAAATATTTAATATTAACTGATGGTTTGAAAAATAGATTAAGAGATTGTCCTTGATCTATAAATCTTTGCCTTGCTGATGCGTGAAGAACAATCCATTGTTGATCTATTTCTAATGCAGTTTTAAATACTTTCTTTTCATGTTCCGTCAGAAAATCAAGATGCTGCACTGAACCATCATTTGACATAATACTAGACCAAATTTCATCAATGTTATATTCTGAATATTTTTCCACAAGCAATTTACTCAAATATTTATTTTTAACAATTCTTTTACCAGACAGAGTAACTTGTGTGTATGCGTTTGCTCTGTATGGTTCGATTGATGGGGAAGAATTGCCAACAATAATTGATGAAGATGCATTTGGTGCAATCGCCATCACATGAGAAAGCCTTTTACCAGTTCCCTTTGCGTCCGGTGCCTCTCCACGAATTTTTCCAAGATATAAATTAGCAGCATTTAATTTTTCTTGCATCATCTTGAAGAAATTATTGTTAACAGAAATTGCATGCAGAGATTCAAATGGAATATTGTTTTTTTGGAGATAGGAATGAAATCCTAATACACCAACTCCAACTGATCTTTCCATGGTTGCAGAATAAATTGATCTTTCAATTACATTCGGTGCATTATCAATAAAACTTTGCAGCACGTTATCTAAAAATTCCAATACATCCTGTAGAAATAATGGATGATCTTTCCATTCATCCCATTGTTCCATGACAACGGAGGATAGACAACATACCGCAGTTCTTTTTTCATCTGTTGGAAGCATTATTTCGGAGCATAAATTAGATTGACGAATTCGCAATCCTTTTTCTTTTAAATGATTTGGAAGTGCCCTATTTGATGTGTCAATGAAATGAATGTATGGTTCCCCTGTTTCCATACGAACATCTAATATTTTCTGCCATAAATATTTTGCGGAAACTATTTTTCTGACTTCTCCATTATTTGGATTAATCAGTGGCCAACTATCGTCGAAATTTGGATCACTCATACATTTTTCAATAATCCTCATGAAATTATCTGTTATATTAATTCCATGATGCAAATTTGGCGCGCGTAGATTTGGATCGCCCGTCTCTTTCCTCATTTCAATAAACATTTCAATGTCAGGATGCGAGATATCAAGATAGGTGGCGTATGATCCTCTTCGCGTTGAACCTTGTTGATATGCTCTACAGGCAGCGTCATACACTTTCAAGTGTGGCATAATGCCAGTTGAACGATCATCCTTGGCACGAATACCTATACCTATTCCAACGCCACCGCCTAACATTGACAACCAATTTGTTTCTGATAAAGTATCTACTAACCCCTCGCTTGTATCGGGCATCCAATTTAAAAAACAACTGATTGGTAGACCGTTTCTTGTTCTTCCATATGACAGAATTGGTGTTGAAAAAGATAACCAATGTTTAGAGGCATACTCGTAAATTCTCTGTGCATGTTCAGGATTTGAACCAAATTTTTCAGCAACAAAGGCAAATCTTTCTTGCGGACTTTTTTCATGTTCTAACATATATGATTCACGAAGACGAATTAACCCGAGGGAATCAAACAATGAATCCCTTGATAAATCTATAGATACCATTTATTTTCCTTTATTTTTTTCTTGATTTTGTATTTAGAATTACAGGTTATCTAAAAATGGAAAATATTCGAGTAAATTATTTTTCATCTTTTCGGCAATTAATCTATGTTCTTTTTGTGTTGATGGATCATTTCTCACTTGAATATAATGAATATATGATCGTAGTGTGGCATTGACATAATAAACTGTTTTAGTCAATCCTTCCGGCAACACAACTCTTGCTTGTTCTTTAGCGATTCCCCTTTCAATAGCCCACAGATAATTATCTTTTGCTAATTGAATTTGATTTAATTGACGTTGTTTCCATTCTTGTTGTAATTCATCATCCGTCACAGAAATACTATTTTGTCTATTTTTATTATCTTGAAGTCTTGCTTCTCTCAAAACAAATCCATCATCAAAATCCAATGGATTTGCGTAACGTTGACTTTGTTCTTGAAATCGCAGGGATGAATGACGAATGGCTTGATGGGAAATGTCTCGTGTAGTTCTCACTTCCATTCCGATATTAAACATTTCAAAAATAGACCAATGTTTATTTTTGATACAATACATCAGTAATTTTTCAGATGTTAAAGTGTTCATCTGATTACTTGGATTACTGACCCTTGCTTGATATGCAATAAATTCTTGTGGGGATAATTCAGCATAACTAATTGAATTTTTTATGAAACTTTTCGTCATGCTTATAATTTTACATGACGCATAATCATCATAATACTCAAATGACATTTTTATTCCTTATTGTTTAATTTTCATATTGGCTTTATTATACTTGGGCAATTCATCTTTGTCAATAGTGAAACCACATCCCGCTAGACAACAATATCTCCCATTGTTTTTTCCGTAATGTTCTTTCAATAACCAGAAACCTTTATTGTGCAGGCAACAATTTTCACAAAATTTACCATGATTTTCATCATAACTGTAATACCCTCTGCCAGAACACAATACACAATTTAAATTAGCCATCGGAATTAATGTTACCTAAAATATCGGTAACATCCCATGCCCAATATGTTGTAATGAAATCTTCGATACAGTTTTGAAGATTTATCAATTCATGGGATGGGCCAAATTTTTTTACCATTTTCGGATACCAAAAATCCCAATAATCACAGTATATGTCTTCACCGGTCATTATTCTATAAACAACACCATTTTCATCAAATGGAGATTGTTCCACAAATATTACGACGCGAGACATTTGTTTTTGTAAATTATCGAAATATTCATCATATTTTCTGGTGTGAATATCATCGATAAAAAAAATATCGCGGTTGTTATTAGTAGAAATTCCC